GTCGAGTCTCGTGGGCTCGGAGATGTGTATAAGAGACAGCGCTCAATCCGTCCTTGAAAATATCAATAATAGAGACAATCCAGCCGATGATGGGCACGTTCTCCAGCTTGTCTGCCATCTTACCGAAAGCATCTCCCAACTTCCCCTCAAGTGATTTCGCCCCTTTACCGAGGGAAATAAGTCCTTCGTAAGCTCCGCTGATACTTCCGGAGGCTATCTGCTGAAGTCCGTTCTTCACATTATCCATACTGGACTTCAAACTCGTCGCAGAGTTTCGGAGGGTTTGCCCGGCGGTGTCCGCCGCTTCTTGCAAGGTGGAGATATTCTCTTGGGCGGCTGCGGCATTCTCCTGCGCAATCTCCAAGGTTTGCGCAGCCGCCTCCTTCTCGGCATCGGTGCCTTCAGCCTGTGCACGGGCATACTCTTGTTGCGCCGCAGTCAGCTCAGCATAGACAGTACCGTACTCCTCCTGCGCCTCCCTGAGTGCCTGTAAAGCCTTCTGGTAGGCAGTGACATCGGCTCCCAGTTTCTTGAAGCTGGTCTTGCCCACATCCCCCGTCACCTCCATCATCTGGCGATAGGCTTCCACGAGTGCCTGCTGGCTATCTTGGTCGGCATTCCGGAACTCGTCGGTCTGCATATATTTCTTCACATCCTCCAATACGGGTTTTACCATGTCAGAGAACATGCCACCAAACTCACCGAACACCGTAGCCCAGTCGATAGAGGCCCGCAGTTCTTGCGCCTCCACCCCGGCAAGCCGACTGTCTCGCTCCACGCTCAAAGATAGCTTTTCACCCTCACTCTGCGCTTTACTGATTTTCTCGGCATACTCCTCGGCAATGGCGAGTTTCTGTTGCTGGAAGGTACCGTACTGCTTCAGGTGTTCACGCATGGCATCGAACTCCGCTTTGTAGGCTTCCGCAGTACTCCGGCGGCGTTTGGCCTCGTTGAGTTCAGTGGCAGTATCCAGAGCAGACTGTTGCTCTTCCGACAACTCCCCGCTTCCGCTGGCCTTCCTGTTGTCTCGCTTCCAGTCCGACTCTTGTTGGGCAATCTCGTTCTTGCGGGCCTCATATTCATGCTCTATCTGGCGGAGCTTCTTCTGAAGCCCGTCCTCCATAGCCTCGATGTCGGCCTCGTCGTTCGCCTCCTGCAGCTTCGTAAGCTCCTGCCCCAGCTTCTCGGACAGTTTCCGCTGCTGCTCGGCTTCTTTTTCCTGGCGCTCGCGCCGCTTCCGGGAGGCTTCTGTATCCTTGTCTTCCCCTGGCTTCACACGGTCATACTCTTTCTTGGCGGCATCGGCTGCATCTTTCAGTTCCTTTGCTTTCTTCTCAAAGTCCTCCTGCGTAAGGGTGTTGGTCGTGTTCTGAATGAAGTCGTTGTACGCCCTCAGGGCTTCCTCGTACTTCTTCTTGGCAGAGGCCGCCCAATCGGAACTCGAGTCCGTAGGCAGGTTACGCCGGTTCTGTTCGGAGGTCAGTTTATTGAGCTGGTACTGCAGTTCATCCCTGCTGTATGTACCCCGAAGCAGTTCGTTGCCATAGGTAATTTTGCCATTCTCGACGCCCTGCATTTCCATCCGAGCAAGTAGGGTCTTACGCTGCCGAATCTGAGCTTCCAAATCTTCGTTGCTAATTCCAGTTAAATCAGCGAAATAGGCATCCACTTGGTCCTTTCGCACGGCTTCCTGCAACTCGGCCCGCTTGTTCCTCAGGTTCTTCAGCCGAACCTCCTCGTCGGAGGTGAGACCCCCGACCTTCCTCATCCTCGTACCGCTGCCGTTGGCATCCTCCCAACGCTCGGTTTTTTTCTTGGCCTCCAGATCAGCTATATCCTTCTCCACCTCAGCCAGTTCATTCGCCGGATTGGAGATGGACTTCTTGCCCTCCAACTCGGCTATCTCTTCCTTGATCTGCTTGATGTTCTTCAGTTTCTCGTACTCTGTGTCGTACTTGGCGAAGATGTCCGGGTATTTCTGCTCCAATTGGTTCAGAGCCTCACGGCGGGCGTCCGTGGCCACAGCCTCATCCCCGGCGATGGAGCACAGCTCGTTCATCTTGCGCAGGTGTTCCTCCTCCGCCTCGATGGTCTTCTGCTTCTGCTTCTGATACTCTTCCTCGGCTTCCTGCAGACGTTCGGTCTCGGTCTTCATTGATATGAGCGCCACTGCCACCCCGGCAAGCAACGTGGCAACAAGCACGTATGGATTGGCAAGCATCGTGGCGTTGAGTAACTTCTGAGCCCGCTCCACGAGGACGAGCCAGTGATAATGCAGGGCTTCCGCTGCTGTGGCCCATCCCTTCATGGCAACCACGGCCATGATGGCAGTACGGTACACCCCGTAGGTACCCACAAGGCCGAGCAGAATGCGCCCAAAACGCTCGTAGTGCTCCACCATATACGATACGCCACTGAGCGTAGTGTTGATGATACCCTCGCTCTGCTGCCCAATTTCATTGAACATCATCGTAATGGCATCCTCAATGTTGCTGATCTGCCCGGTTATGGTCTTGCTCTGTTCCTCCATCAACCCGCCGAACTTGCCGCCCTCGTCGGTCAAGCTCTCAATGACGGCCTGCACCTCAGGAAAACCCACCTTGCCAGCTTCCACCAACTCCTTCACTCGGTTCTCGGCCACACCGAACTGCTTGGCGAGTTCGCTTATCATCGGGATACCCCGACCGGTAAACTGGTTCAGGTCCTGTGTAAAAAGCCGTCCCTGCGCCATCGTGGTGCCGTAAAGGTACACAAGGTCGCCCAAGGGGATGCTAAGACCCGCTGCAATGTCACCGAGACGCACGAGAGTCTCGTTCACCTTCTCTGCCTCAAGTCCATAGGCAAGGAGCTGCTTGGCTCCCTGAGCCACATCCTCCAGCCCGAACGGGGTCGTGGCAGCTGTGCGAGTCAGCTGCATAAGCAGGGCATCGGCCTTCTCCGCGCTGCCCAACATCGTACGGAACGCAACCTCCAGCTGCTGGAACTCACCACGCACCTTGGTGATGTTTCCCACGAGTTCCTTGATGGTGAACGCAGCGGCGAGCTTCTTCACAGTGCCCTCCAACGACAGGCCGCTGCGGTCGAGTTTGCGCATCTCGTCATTGGCCGAGGAAGTTTTCTTCTTCAGTTCGTCGATCTTCTCTTCTGCCTTGTCAAGCCGCTGCGACAGCTTGTCCACCATCAGGAATTCTATTCTTACCGGTTCCATCCTTATAGCTTGCTTTGATAAAATCCTGCAATCTCCCGGGCTTCCTCCTCCGCACTCTTCTCTCGGCGGTCGGTTCCGGAACTCTTGTCTCTCACGTAACGGGGCGCATCGCTCAGCATCATGATCAGAGTCTGGTAGTTCACCCTGTTCAGAATGTAGTCCACGCTCCACCCTGTAGCGTCGGCTATCTGCCACACAAACCCGAAGGGGCTATGGGAACCCTCGTAACGGCTCTTTAACTCCCCTCCTTCTTTCGGCTCACTCTCAGCATCATCGGATTCGTCCGCTCTGCTGATTTGATAATAGGTATAAAAGGGTCTGTGCCCATCAGGCTGACAAAACGACGCACCACACCCAATAGGTAACGCTGCTCCATGAAGTTGCGTACAAACCACGAAACCGCACCTACCAGCAAGTGACGGGGAACCCAGCCCCTACAGATTGTGTAGGCCACCATACGGCTCAACTTGTGTCCGTGGTCAGCGAGAAAACGCATCTCCTCCTCTTTGGTGAAGTTCCACATCTGCTCACTCGTTACTCCCATGGAAAGGTATGTCCGGGCAAAAAGAATCTGCCCGGACATATAAGGCCGCTTCATCGTCACGCGCAGCTCGACGGGAGTCTTTCTCCACGGTAGGCGAAACGCCTTCAGCGGGACGCTGACTCCGATATCCAGGAGGGCATCAGCCCCCTCCCGCTGAATCTGTCTGATGACGCTATCTTCCATAAGCTACCTCCACAATGTTTACTATTCGGAGGCTTCCGGAAGTTTGTACCCACCCGTCTTCCACTCCGTCGGGAGTTCGTCAGTGTTGAACACCCCATAGGGGGCGCCGCCGTCCTCCGGCATCGCCACCTCGAGCGAGCATTCGACCTTCGCGGTCTCCGTTAGTGTCAACTTGCCGCCGAGGTTCGACAGCAGTGTGGCGTTCGGCATCAGGATGCTCTGTCCGGACACGAGGTCGATTTCCCACGGGCCCGACATCAGGAGGGCAGCCGAAGGTGACGTCCAGCCAACGGGATTCTCCTTCTCCACATCCTCAGCCTTGTAGTGCAGGCTGCCACCGAGTAGCTTGTGCAGGTTCTCGTAATTCAACTGGATGATGTTGAACGTAGGGGCGATGCTGCCGTTCGACTGCGGGATGACCAGCACCGGGGTACCGGGCACCTGCTCCGCCTCAATACGTGCGGCCTCAGGCTTTTTACCACCCATATCCCACGACCCTTTTTCAATATAGCCCACGATGAAGTCCTTGTACTTCACGGCGCCAATTCCAAACATGAAATTTTCGTTCATCTTCTTCTCATTTTTAGGATTGTCAATACTATGCCGGACGCCAACCCGGCAATAAAGGCGATGACGGCTGTACGGAAGGGGTTCGTATGCCGAACCTTTTCCGTTTCAACGGCCGACTGCAATGCCTCCAGGCGGTCCCGGTATAGGGCGGTCTCCCGCTCGTAACGTTCGCACTGCCGCTGAAGGCTATCGCATGTGGCGTACACGATAATCGTGTCGCCCCGGTGTTTCACCACCGCACTGGCCTGCCCGCTCTTGGCGCGGTACTCGGCCGCCTCGGGGAGCTTACGGAGGCTGTCCGTCGGTATCTTCAGCACCGCCTCCGACATCGGCACTGTCACCGTCTTCAGCACCCTCACCTCGCGCGTGAGGCTGTCCGCGGATACCCGGATTTCTGCCGACGTCTGCGTGACGGTCGCCTTTCGGCAAGTCCCGCAGCTTTGAAAGCACAGGGCAATCAACACGAAACTTACAGCCATTGGCACTCTCCACAGCCTTGCGGAAGCGTGCCATCTCCCGCTTGGTCGAGCCGAACTCCTTCTTGGTCTCACGCAGTTCTTCCCTGGTTTCACTCAGTTCCTTTTTTAATGGTTCCACAATGTTCTCTATCAGTATCCGGGTGGCGTGCTCAGCGTTGTCAATCCGCACCGCCTCGGCTTCCGCCTTGGCCTTATCAGCATCAGCTTCCGCCTTCCGCACCGTGGCACGGAGCGTGACAATACCGACAAGAGCCGCCAGCAGACCGCCGCCCAGTACGAGGTTGAGTATCTCGCTGAACTCCATATCGCCCTCCCCTCCTATTGATGGATGCCTATCGACTTCAGCCACTCCTGCACGTCGAAACTCGGACAGGCTTTCGCCGCCAGTTCGTTGTGCCCCACGATTCTCACATCGGGGAATCGACGGTGGAAGTCCTTCACATATCGCTCCATGGCCCTCTTCTGCCACGAGGTGCGGGTGTCCTCCGGAGTCTTGCCGTCCCTGGCAACACCGCCCACATATACCACATGGCGGCTCACCGAGTTGTAGCCTTTGACACCATTGGTCACCTCCCACGGGTCGACACATGCATCCTCATTGTTATTCACAAGCCGCTCCACCCCACCGTTCAGGTGGAAGAGGTCAGTATAGCCAACCTGCTTCCAACCTCGGCCCCCCTGGCTCACGGGGGAGGTGTGCCAGCGGCGGATCTCCGCTCCGGTGACCTCACGCCCGCAAGGGGTAGCGGTACAGTGGATAACAAGGTATCGCAACGTTCCCATCTCCTACGCTCCTTTCTGTGGCTGACTGATGGTCACCTTTACCGTCTTCGAACCATCACTGTCCAAGGTTAGGGTCAGCGTGCCACTCTTGGGGCTGCCCGTAGCGTTCTCTTCAGCGGTAATTTTTACACCCGAGGCGGTTTTCTCTACCTCAAAGCCTGCAGGGGCTTCACCCACAGTGTAGTCACCACTCGCCGACACCGTTACTTCCTGGCTTCCACCCTCGGCGGGAATAGACACAGTTGTCGGGTCTGCGGAAATCTTGCCCTCGGTAGAGGTGCCGGCACTGTAGATGGCCCCTATGGCATCAGCCACCTTTGGCATGCAGATGAAGTAGTGGCGGAAATTCACCTTGTTGCGCTGGTACTCGGGGTCGGTTTCCGCCGCACTCCAATACATCTTCGTCGAACCGGTAGCTTTGAACACTCTCGGGGTGTAGAAGGCGAACGAGGCCTGATAACCCGTGGTGGACTTCAGTGCACACTTCACGCCCGCCGTGCTGTAGTACGGGTTGTTGGCGAACTCGTACACCGCAAAGCCATACATATTAGCAATCTTGCCCGTAGTGTAGTTGTAGTACTGGTCGGCGAACTTCTGGTCAACCATCAGAAGGTCATTCACATGGTCGCTGCAGAGCACCAGGCGACGTCCCTGCGTCGGGACGCGCAGCTTGTCGAACTTCTCCTTCAGGGAGATGATGTCTTGCCTCGTAATACGCTTTCGGCCTGTGCCGTCATCATCTCCCGTGGTGGCGATGACCGGAGTCTTCGCCGTATTCTTCTGCGGGGCAAGGGCATGCGCCGCTTTCTGAAACTTGGAATCGTTAATTGAGTTAGCATGACTCTCCTTCACGCGGCTCATCTTGTCATAGCTGATGGCATACAGTTCGTCGTCGGTAATCGGCGTGACCTTCGTTTGGAACTTGTCCAAGCTGATGGCGATGTCCTTGTCGTCCAAAGCCTGCAACGGGATAGGATAGGTGGTGTTGTTCACCAACACGTCGGGGTCTACGCCCACTTCAACCAGGTGGATGACATCGTTGTTTACGATACTCGACTGGTCGGGAATGCCGTCCAGCCAAGAGGACTCCAGCCCGGCGCGCAAGGCTTTCACCATCTCTCCCGTCCAGATTTCCTTCAGCACACCGGCACGCAGGGCTCCCTGCGGGAACGCCACTCCGACAAAGGCAGCAATGGCGTTCGCCCCAACAGCTCCTGCCACCGGGGACACACCCACTGCCGCACCGAACACGACTCCTGTCAAGGCATTGAACAGGATAGCCGCAAACATGGTTAAAATCGTTTTCATTGTCTTTTTGTTTTTGGGTTTCACATTCTTTTACATGTAATCGGCACAATCGATACCGTACTCCGCCTTGTACAGACGCTTGTACTCGTCCGGTTGCTTCTGGCGGATTTCCATCAGCCTTTCAGAGGGCACCTCGCTCAGCTTGGAGTAGGTTGCCTGTCCTCCCAATGTTCCGCCCTGCGGCACAATGGTACGGCTCAACTTCACCTGCGGCGACATGGCGGCGAAGATATTCTGCAGCTCTTCCAAGCCCACCTTCTTGCCCAGTTCGATGAACTGCTCCTTCTTGTCTGCCCCGATGCGTTTCTCACCGATAGCAGTGTCCACCGCAGCGGTGATACTCGCAAGCGTCAGGGTATCCTTGTCCTTCCTCAAGGTCTCGTTCTCCGCCTTGGAGGTCTTCAACTGTTCGATGGCAGCCTCGATGGCTGACTCATCCGCCGTTTCCGGCAGGCCTAACTGCAAGGCCAGTTTTTTCTGTTCCATTTCCTTCTGTTGATTTGGTTTGTTGATATTCAGTACAGGCAACGGGCACTCCCCGTCCTTGCCCAGCGTGATACGCCTCCCGTCTTTCTGCAGCACGATGGCGTCATCGTTCGCCCCGATGTCCACCAGGCTCACCTCGAAGAGCTTGCTTTTCGTGATGGTCGGGCTGGTCTGCCCCTGCACCAGAAGTTCCTTCTCCTCACTCATCTCCAGGATGTCGATGCCGGCGCTTACCATCCTCAAACTGCCGAACTCGTACTGCTTCTTGCAGCGTTTCGAGAGTTCGGAGGCCTCGTCGAACATCAGCTCGCCAGTCACCTCGTTGTCCTCCACCTTCAAGTCCTTCACATAACCTATAACGGTGCCGCGCTCGTGCTGGTAGAGCAGCACCGGGTTACGGCAGTACTGCGCCACGTCCATACCCGAGGTCAGCACGCGCGTGCCGTAGCTGTTCAGGCTGTCGTTTGAAATTCGTACTCTCTTGCTCATCGCTTTTCAATTGTTGTTTATCCATTCAGCCGGGAGGGTTTCGCCCGACTGCGATGCAATATTAGCCCATCGTCCGCACCTCACGAAAAAAGTGTGCAACGGTTGCACACTTCTATGAAACCGTTACACACTTTTTTTGCCCACACACGTTTCTGACGCAAATTTGCCCGAGTAATTATTCATTCATGCGTATGACGAAAGCAGATACAGAGAAGAAAAAGTCGCTGGCCAGGTCACTGTACCTCGCCGGCATGGAGCAGACGGAGATCGCCGAGAAGGTGGATGTCTCCCGCGTCACCATATCCAAGTGGTGCAACGCCGATGGGTGGAAGGAGGCCAGGGCGGCAAAGAGCGTAACACGCCCCGAGTTAGTGAACAAACTCCTGCTCACCATCGACACGCTCATCACCCAGGTGAACGCCTCCAACGACGCAACGCTCATCGCCGGGCTCGGCGATAAACTGGCAAAGCTCTCGGCGGTCATCGAGAAGCTCGACAAGAAGGCGAACGTGGTGGATGCCATTGAAGTGTTCATGGCGTTCTCCAAGTGGATAGAGTTCCGCTCAGCCGTCGATCCTGAGGTCACTCCCGAACTCATCAAGGCAATCAACAAGTATCAGGACCTGTACATCACCGAGCAGATGGGCATAAAGTAGGAGGCTCTCATGGCGACACAAGCGGAACAGAAACTGGCTTACGAACAGTGGAAGGAGCACTGCAAGAGGGTGCAGTCCATCACCGACACCGCCCTCATGGCCGCCGAAACCCCGGCAGCACGCGACAAGCGACGCAGGCGCCTGCTCGACAACTACGCGGCGTTCTGCGAGTACTACTTTCCCCACTACCTCACCCTGCGTGACAAGGTGACGGGGGAGGTCATACGCACCATACACAACGCCCCCTTTCACAACGAGGCGGCACGCAAGGTACGCTCCACGCCCAACCTCAAGGCGGTATTCCAATGGCCGCGCGGACACGCCAAGTCCACGCACTTCGATATCTTCATGCCCCTGTGGCTAATGTTCCAGCCCAAAAGGCTCATCAACTTCATGGTCATCGTCGGAAAGTCAGAGGACTCCGCCATACGCCTGCTCGGGGACATACAGGCGGAGCTGGAGCACAACCAGCGCATTATCGCCGACTTCGGACGGCAGCGCGGGAGCGCATCGTGGCAGGACGGAGAGTTCAAGGCAGCTAACGGCGTGAAGTTCCTCGCCTGCGGGCGAGGACAATCGCCCCGAGGTCTGCGCGACCGCGAGAGCCGTCCGGACTACATCGTCATCGACGACCTCGACGACGATGAGCTCTGCCGCAACGAGAAGCGCGTGCATGACCTCACAGACTGGGTGAAAGAGGCCCTCTTCGGCTCACTCGACGTGGGGCGCGGACGATTCATTATGGTCGGCAACCTCATTTCAAAGAACTCCGTACTCTTCAACATTACAAAGACCCCGGGCGTGTTCGTATCCGTCATCAAGGCGGTGGACCGCAACGGCGAGCCGGTATGGCGTGGGAAGTGGACAAAAGAGGAGGCGCGAGAATACCGCGACTTCGTTGGATACCGCGCCTGGGAGAAGGAGATGATGCACAACCCCATTGTGGACGGCACCATCTTTCGGTCCGAGTGGATTCGCTTCAAGAAGATGCCCAAACTCTCGAAGTACGAGATGCTGGTGTGCTACACAGACCCATCGTTCAAGTCCACGACATCCAATGACTACAAGGCTTCACGCCTATGGGGAAAGATAGGAAACGAGCTCCACCTTATAGACTGCTATGTCCGTCAAGACACGGTGTCGGGCATGGTGCGCTGGCTCTACAACCTCTACGAGTCGCTACCCGAAGGGGTGGCGGTGCGATTCTTCATGGAGGCGAACTTCATGCAGGACATCATTCTCGACGAGTTCACCACCGAGGGGAACATTCGGGGATACCAGCTGCCGCTACTCCCAGACAAGCGTAAGAAGCCGGAGAAGATACAGCGCATCGAGGCGATATCTCCCCTCTGGGAACGGGGTTTCGTGTTCTATAATGAGGCACTCAAGGACTCTCCTGACATGCAGGTGGGCATCGAGCAGACACTGGCGCTCGAACGCGGAAGCCGTGTGCATGACGATGCACCGGACGCAGACGAGGGCGCCATCTGGTACCTCCAGCGCAACACACGGCAGGAAAATTTCAAACCGATGTTCGGTGCACGGCCGACATCAAAAAACATATGGTAGCATGATACAACTCATCAGAAGGCTCATATTCGCCTGGAAATACAGACACGCCGTCCGAAAGGCAGTAAAACTCGCCGGACTCACCGGCATGCGCTATTTCGTGATTTACCTGAACGGCTCGCTTAAGGTCGTACCTAAAAAGACCATCAAGGAGCTTGTTGCAAGGCATCGCTTCCGCAAGGGGGTGACAGTGGACGACATCGAGCGGCGGGCGCTCTTCATAACCAAGTAGGAAGGAGGAAATATGTTCGTAACAGAGGAGGACTATAGGGTCGTAATCGGCGATACCGCGCTGAAGGTCATATCGCAGGTCAGCACGGAGAACAGGGCGAACGCAGAAGCGGAAGCCCAGGAGGAGATTGCGGGGTACCTGCGCCCCAAGTACGACACCGGGGCGGTGTTCGAGGCCGAGGGGGAAGAGCGAAACCGGCTCATTGTGATGTATACCTGCGACATCGCGCTCTATCACATGAGCGCAGCCATGCCGCAGAAGATGGGGAGCGAGATACGAAAGGAACGCTACGACCGCGCCATTAAGTGGCTCGAGGGGGTGCAGGCTGGAAAAATCATTCCCGACTTGCCCCCCGCACTCGACGAGGAGGGCAATGCCACGGGAGAATCCATACTCTACGGCTCGCAACCGAAACTTAGACATAACTGGTAACATGGCAAGGAAAAGATACACTCAGAAAACCGACGACGGGCTGCTGCACACGCCGTTCGGGGATTTCCGGCTCGCCAAGGGCGACCGCAAAAGGGTGCAGAAGATGGTCATTGACCTCCAGCGAGCCACCGACGCGCTTACACGCCAGGACATGCAGGACTGGCGAACGGCATGGCAGATGGCCATCAGCGTGAACAGTCCCAACCGCCAAAGGCTCTACGACATCTACCGCGACGCACTGGTGGACCTCCACCTCTCGGGTTGCATCGAGCAACGCAAAGGCTTCGTCATGAGCCGCTCGTTCAAGCTGGTAAACGCCGCGGGGGACGAAGACAGGGATGCCCTGCACTACTTCGACCAGGCATGGTTCAAGCAGCTGCTCAAGTACGCCCTCGACTCCATCTATTGGGGGCACTCGCTCATCGAACTGGGAGACCTCACCACAGATGGAGACGGATGCGTCTGCTACGCAGGAGTGACACTCCTGCCGCGCAAGCATGTTATCCCGGAATACGGCAGGGTGGTGACAGACCTCGGGCAGGACTGGACAACGGGCATCGACTACCGCCAGCAGCCATTCTCCGACTGGCTCATCGAAGCGGGCCAGCCCGACGACCTCGGACTCCTGCTCAAAGCGGCCACACAGACCATACCCAAGAAGAACACCCTCGCGTTCTGGGACACATTCAGCGAGATATTCGGAATGCCCATGCGCATAGCCCGAACTACCTCCCGTGATCCGAAGGAGCAGGCGAAGCTCATGGATATGCTCAACAAGGCGGGGACTTCACTCTCCATGGTTGCCGGCATGGAGACGGAGATTGAGTTCGTGGAGAGCGGCAAGAGCGATTCATACAATGTCTATGACAAGCGCATCGACCGGGCGAACTCCGAACTCTCGAAACTGGTCATAGGGCAGACCATGACCATCGAGGACGGCTCCAGCCTCTCCCAGTCGCAGACGCATCTCGAAGTATTCGAGAACCTCGTGGAGAGCGACCGGGACATGCTCCGCGACATCGTGAACAACCAGCTGCTCCCACGCATGATCCGGCACGGGTTCCCCGTCAGGGGACTACGCTTCGAGTGGGATGACGCGGTGGACTACACGCCCGAGCAGCAGGTGGCCTACGAGACGATGGTGGCAGACCGCTACGAGGTGGCCCCGGAATACTTCGCTGAAAAGTACTCCATGCCGGTGGGGGAACGCCGACAGCCTACGGCAGTCATGCCGCAGTCCGAAGACAAACAGGACGGGGAGGAGGACGAGAACCAACAGGAAAAGGGCAAAAAGAAAACCCGGAACGCACGCCCTTTTTTCGACTGAGCCCCACTGACTATGTGGGGCTGCATAAGAGGTACACCGCGCTCATCAAAGACCATGAGGCCGCATTCTCCAAAGGCATGGATAAGGAGGTGCAGGAGAAGATTACCCGCATGTTCGACGACATGATGAAAGCACTCTACCGCCAGGAGGGGGCAAGCTTGAACATATCCATACTCGAGAGCCCGGAAACGCAGGGATTCATCAACACGCACGCCGCCGTTCTGGACGCCTCTTTCGAGAAGGTGGAGATGTCCGCTCGCATGCGCGACCGCCTCCGGCAATCCGACTACGTGTTCTCTGGCATAAAAGCGTTCCACGAGCTCAACGAGGCGTTCCCGTCCATGCTCGATGAGAACGGTGATAGAAAGCCCTTCGAACGCTTTTTGAACGATGTGCGGAGCATCGACAGCACCTACAACAGGAACTATCTCCGGGCCGAGTACAACTTTGTGGCAGCATCCGGCGAAATGGCGGGAAAATGGGAGAAGTTCATGGAGGACGGAGACCGCTACCATCTGCAGTATCGCACTGTGAACGACGGCAAGGTACGACCGGAACATGCCGCGATACACGGCGTAACACTCCCGCCCTCCGATCCGTTCTGGGACATCTACTATCCGCCAAACGGCTGGAACTGCCGCTGCACGGTCATTCAGGTGCGCAAGTCAAAGTACCCCGCAACGAATCACGACGAGGCGATGGCACTTGGCGAAGAGGCACTTGCCCACGACACCAAGGGGATGTTCCGGTTCAACCCGGGAAAGGAACGCAAGAGTATACCCGACTACAACCCATATACCATCAGCCGCTGCCGCGACTGTGACATCGCAAAAGGAAAGATCAAGCTGGCGAAGGCTTTCATTCCGGATAACCAGGTATGCGAGGCGTGCGAACTGCTCCACAGATGTGCCGGGGACAAGTCAAAATCACAAAGGGCTATCGAGAGAACCCACTACCTGCATGCGATGGAACCGCTCCTGAAGAAATCGGAAATGCTCAAAACGGACGGGAAAGACATCAAGGTGGGATTTACCACATACGGGAACAAACACCTTTTCAGCGACACTTTCGGACGCTCGTCCGTACTCACAAAGGATGATTTGGCTTCGCTCGACGAAGTGCTGAAAGACGCTCAATTCATCGAATCGTCATCGCTGACACATCCAAGAGTTGATGGCATCGAAAGTTTCTTCTACTTCAAGGCAAAAATACGGGGACAATGGGTAAGGCTGAATGTGGCCAAACAGGTATGGAAACGAAACAAGGGATTTATACAAGTGACCTATTTCCTCTATTCGATAAACGACATATAAACAAAAAAGCACATCGGGCGACGCTTAGGACTCAATTGCCAGGTTGTCATTCCCTCAGTGCTTCGGTGCAAAGATACAAAACATTTTCAAAACTCATTCATCATGAACAAGATTCTTTCATTTCTTAAAGAGAGCAACCGCTACAAGCACCTCATAGGCGGTCTGCTCGTGGGACTTGCGGCCCTGAACCCGTGGTGCGCACTCTATTCGTCCGTCGTGGCGGCTTCCTGCCTTGAGCTCAAGGACAAGCTCAAAGGGGGCTACTGGGACTGGATAGACTGGATTATGACGGCCGTCGGAGGCGGTATCGCTGCGGTTGTCTGGCTGTTTTTGTAACGGCGGTCTTTGCAAGTCATGTTTATTGAGTAACTTTGCCAGCAAGGTAGAGTTCCCCCATAAGCCGTGTGGTTTATCGTGGCCACAACAACGCGAACCCGAATGGCGGTGTGTCGTACGCGAATGCGAATAACGATGCCTCGAATGCGAACACGAATGTCGGGTCGCGGCTTGCAGACAACCGAAGATATCTTCAATCGGCCTACGACACCAGGCACGTGTGCCCACCGTCGAGCCGAGGGGAATGAGCCGCAGCAACAGCAGCCATTAGGATGGAAAGCTGAAAAAGCACTCGTTGGGCAGGGTTTGGTAGGTCGCTTCGGCGATTCGAAGAAGTCGGGCTCAGGGATTGAAGGCCGCAAGGCCAGAACAGTAAAACATTTATTCATGCGCAGGGAGGGTCATATCATCGAGGAAATCGTGGACCCCGCCAACATGGCGGAGTCTTTCAAACAGGTACTCCGTGGCAAGAAGCGAAAACGCTCTCGCCAAGGACGAACCCTTCTTGCCCATCAGGAGGAGGTCATCACCGAACTCGCCACACGGATTGCCAACGGCTCGTTCAAAGTGAGCGGCTACAGGGAGCGGACAATCATGGAAGGGGGAAAGATGCGACGCATCCAAGTGCTCACCATGAAGGACCGCATCGCTGTCCATGCTATCATGGCAGTCGTGGACAGACATCTGAAAAAACGGTTCATACGTACCACCTCCGCAAGCATCAAGGACCGGGGAATGCACGACTTGCTCGCGTATATCCGCCGGGACATCAAGGAAGACCCCGAAGGGACACAGTACTGCTACAAGTTCGACATTTCGAAGTTCTACGAGAGCATCGACCAGGACTTCCTCATGTACTGCGTCCGGAGGGTGTTCAAGGACAGGAAACTCATTGGCCTGCTCGACGGGTTCGTGCGCATGATGCCGCAGGGCATCAGCATCGGACTGCGCTCGTCGCAGGGGTTGGGGAACCTGCTTTTGTCTGTGTATTTAGACCATTATCTGAAGGACAGGTACGGCGTCCGCCATTTCTACCGCTATTGCGATGACGGGGTCGTGCTCGGTAAAGCGAAATCGGAATTGTGGAAGATTCGTGATGCCGTCCACGGGCAAATGGAACAAATCGGGCTCACGGTGAAAGCCAACGAGCGCGTGTTCCCCGTGGACGAGGGTATTGACTTCCTGGGATATGTCATCTATCCCGACCATGTACGCCTGCGCAAGCGCATCAAGCGGAAGTTCGCCCGAAAAATGCACGAGGTAAAATCGAGAAAAAGACGGCGTGTGTTGATAGCAAGTTTCTACGGTATGGCAAAACACGCCGATTGTATAATGTTGTTCAATAAATTAACAGGCAAAGAAATGAAATCATTTAAGGATTTGAATGTCGCTTACAAGCCGGAAGACGGCAAGAAGCGGTTTGCGGGTGCGGTGGTAAGCATCCGCGAGTTGGTAAACCTGCCCATCGTGGTCAAGGACTTCGAAAGTGGAGTCAAGACCAGTCAGGGCGAAGACAGGTGCGTGGTCGCCATCGAAATCAACGGCGAACCGAAGAAGTTCTTTACCAACTCGGAGGAGATGAAGAATATCCTCCAGCAGGTGAGTGAAATGCCCGACGGCTTCCCATTCGAGACCACCATCAAGTCGGAAACCTTCGGGAAAGGTAGAACGAAGTACATTTTCACATGAGAAGAGCAGAAGGAAACGCCGGGGTCAAATTGATGGAATGCGTAAGCCCGGCAAGAAACAAATGGCGCATCCGCTGGGATGTGCAACTGAGGGACGATGGCTCAGCTTCCTACATGGAAGAAGAGTTCACACATAAGCCCTCCGAGGAAGAAGTCCGGCAGACCATAGTCAGTTGGTTCAACGCCCGCACCGAGGAGAATATCCTATCCGGATTCGAATGGAATGGTATGAGGGTATGGTTGTCAGCCGAGAACCAATTTAACTACAAGGCGGCCTACGACTTGGCCTTACAAACTGGCGGAGAAACGCTGCCTATCACGTTCAAGTTCGGAACGGACGATGTGCCCTGCTATCACACCTTCCTTACCATCGAAGAACTGGCAGACTTCTACACCAAAGCTATACGGCACATCCAATTTGCGCTGACTGCTGGATGGAACGATAAGGACGCTTTCAATCTGGAGTCATACCGCGTTTAGAGCAAAACCCTTCGGGGGAGGGAATAAAAAAAGCCCCCGGCCTGTTAATCAGTCGTCTCACTTACTCATTAACTAAAACACCTGTACGGCGCACGACCGGGGGCAAATACCCTCGTCCGCGCCGTACAGGTGTTTTTTAGTTGCGCTCAGCGCAAGAATAAGTGAGACAATGCAAAGATAATAATTTTTCAGGATATGAAAGTAATTGAGCTATTGAAGTTGAACAGGGAATTATTAAAAACCTTCCGGGAAGCCGGAATCAGGCTGGAGGACGTGAAGTATATTGACCTCTACAACGAGTTCCGCACCATGCACGCGCAGAACATCAAGGTGTCCTATATCGTGGCGACGCTCGCCGAGAAGTACAACATTAGCGAGCGTAAGGTCTATGACCTCGTGAGGCGCTTCAAGTCCGACTGCAATCTTCTTGCAGTATAAACCGCCCCCTGCAGGCCGCCCTTCTACCCTACCCGTGCTACCTTTGCCCCCGGGAACAAAAAAGCACGGCCATGAACAAATATCACCAGATACTGCAGAAGGTCCTGTCCGAGGGCAAGGACCAGACGAATCGCAAGGGCGAGATACGCTACCTGCTTAACGAACAGTTGCACCTCACACCCGCCGACCTACTCGACATCTTCGAAGGGCACGGCATTGCTCGCAAGAAGCTGCGCTCCGAGTTGCGCCTGTTCATGCAGGGTGAGCGCAACATCGAGAAGTACCGAGAAGCGGGCATCAACTGGTGGGACTACTGCGGTTCCATACTCGTGAACTCCTACCCCACCTATTTCGAGAAACTCCCGCCGCTCATCGAGCGCATAAACCGCGAGAAGCGCAACAGCAAGAACTATGTCCTCTTCCTCGGCTCCACCAACGCCGAGAGCAACCAGGCACCCTGCCTCAGCCTGGTGCAGTTCCAGATAGACGGCGGCAGGCTGGTCCTATCGGCATACCAGCGAAGCTCAGATGCCAACCTCGGACTGCCCGCCGACATATACCACCTCTACCTGATGGCGAGGCAAATCGAGGTACCGCTGGAGTCCATCACCCTGAACCTCGGCAATGTGCATATCTACAAGAACAATATAGAGAAGACCCGCTCGCTGCTTGAGGGCAACGAGGAGGTGAAATTTGAGCTGAACGTATGAAAAAACACTATCTTTCAGCCCCGCTTCCTTTCGTGGGGCAAAAACGCATGTTCGCACGAGAGTTTATAAAGGTACTGGAACAATACCCCAACGACACCGTGTTCGTGGACCTGTTCGGCGGCTCCGGCCTGCTGTCGCATATCGCCAAGTGCCAAAAGCCGGGGGCGACCGTGGTATATAACGACTTCGACAACTACCGACTCCGGCTGGAGAGCATTCCCCGGACAAACGCCCTACTTTCCGACCTGCGGGACATCGCAGAAGGAATCCCCAAACACGGCTGCATTCGTGGGAAAAGGCGAGAGGAGATATTCGCTCGCCTGGAGAAGGAAGAACGCGAACACGGCTACATCGACTTCATTACCGTCTCCTCCGCTCTGATGTTCTCTATGAAGTACAAATTGAGTATCCCCGAAATGCGCAAGGAGTCGCTCTACAACAATATCCGAAAATCGGACTACCCCGAAGCCCCCGACTACCTCGAGGGCATCACCGTGGTGTCCTGCGACTACAAGGAACTCTTCGAGCAGTACAAGGACACGCCGGGAGTAGTGTTCCTCATCGACCCACCCTACCTGAGCACGGATGTCGGCACGTACAACATGTATTGGAAGCTGGCGAACTACCTCGATGTGCTCACCATTCTCCCCGGACACCGTTTCGTCTATTTTACCTCCAACAAGTCAGCCATCGTCGAGCTCTGCGACTGGCTCGGACGTAACCCCACTCTGGGGAACCCGTTCATCGGTTGCCGCAAGGTGGAGTTCAACGCCACCATGAACTACAACGCCCACTACACGGACATGATGCTATACACCGCCGCATAATGGGCTTAAAACGCCCGTCTAAGGGTATTAAAAAAGCGTTCCAAGCAATCAGCCGGGAACGCTTTTTCATTTGAGCACAGGGGCTATTTCAGCCGTTTCTGCGCCACACACTGATACACCTCGATGTTCTCCACGATGTCCTCGTGGTTGTGGTTCGTCTGGCTCTCCACGAGGTCGAACATCATGTAGTGTTCGCCCTTCAGGCACGTCAGTGCGCCGTGTATCAGCTCCGGCAGGTCGAAGACCTCCAGTGCCTCCTCCTGCAGGTCGCTGTCAGCCGATGCCGAACCGTTCCAGTCCGTCACCACATGCAGGTTCACTAATGGCTCCGCCCTATACTCCATACCGTTCACAAGGGCGTTCCACCGTATCGGGCAGAACTCCACAAACACCGCCGGGCGTGCCCAGCTCTCCTCCTGCTCGATGAAATCGACATTGCGGTTCCACAGGTCGATATGGCGGATCACACGCTCCGCACCCTTCGGCACTTCTCCGCCCTTCTCTATCCCGCATACCGAGCCATCGGCAAGCCTGTACAGACCGCCCAGCTTGTCGCATATCGCCTTGTATAGTTCCTTTCTCATTTCCTTTCGATTTTATAGTCCGTCTTGAAATATTCCGTTACGTTCTCCTCGATGATCTCGCGCACCGCCTGCTCCACCTCGGGCGACACCCCGAGGAATCGCCGCCTCGGTATCTTGATGGTTGTCCCGGCTTTCTTCAACGCCATGAACTTCCAGAACTCCGCCTCGGTGGCGAGATGCACCGTGCGCCTGTCGTTCCGCCGCTCGCCGTTCTTCTTCCGCCCAAACGCACCCGTGGTCTCGTAGTATTTCGCCCAGAAGAACCGCTTCATCTTCGGCGTGACCTTAATCTCGCCCCCGTCGTTGTGGATGGCGGCATACGGCAGGTCGGTATAGAAGATGATACTATTCTCCGTCGTCCGGCTGGATACGCTCCGCCGGAGGTCTCCGGTGTCCACGAGTATCGTGCCACCTGGGCGGGTAGGGCTCTTGCGCCTCTGCCACGCCTCGCTGAAAAACGCCTGCCGCTCGAAGTTGCGGTCGAACTCCTCAGTCATCTCCACCCGGATATCCTTCAGGATGTTTCGTATAATCAGCTGGGTGTCCCTGTTCATTATCGTCATAGTTGAAATCCAGATACATCTGCACGGCCCTCAGCGTCTCGTTGTGGGGCTGGCAGGAGGCATTGAGCAGGTTGTAGAAGGTACGCTCGGACACGCCATAAACAGGATACACGTACCTGCGCCAGATTTCCCGGTTGGGAACACCTTTCTTCGCATATTCGTCGTATATCCTGTTTATGTCAGCCACTCGCTTCAGATAACTCACTCCGTGCCTCTTGGTCATAATTGCCTATTGGTTGTCCTTGGGTTTGTACGGCCGGATGTCAAGCACCATCTTCGCGCTTACCGTCACCCTGCCGCTTCCGCCGCACTGCGCACATACCTCCTCGACGGTCTCGGTTTTCTTCCTTTCGAATATCCGGGAGGGGTATTCCACTGTCCTATGGACTTTGCCTGTGCCGTGACATGCACGGCACAGGGCCACTTTCGGGGTTTTCTCTACTTCCTGTATCATGTCGTTCTGTCTTTAAGATTCTGTCATACCGAGAGGGATAGGCTTCCACATCCCGTTCTCGTTCTTTATCTCAGCCCTGATGAACTGCTTGCTCACCTCCGGCTGGTAGCTCTCCTCGATGATACGCACGCCCTCCATGAAGCGGTCGTCACCGGTTTCCATCGCCACTTTACGCAACTGCACGATACGGCTCGCCTTGAGCGTGCCCTTGGCATCACGCGCCAGTAGGCGGAGCACCATGCTCACCAGCGAGCGTGTCTTATCGTCCTTAGCGAGGCTTTCGATATACTCCTTCACGATGGCGATACCATCCTCCACCGTGTCGCGGTAGCCGTCTGTCACATACACGCCTAAAGTGATGCGCTTGTTGCCCTTGCTGTTGGTGAAGGTATGGCTGCGCTGGTCCTCCTTCAGCTTGGTCTTGAAAAGGTCGCCCTTCATCTCCAGGATGGTCTTGAAGTTGTCCATTACCCGCTGCTTGCTCTCCTTGATGCGTCCGCTGATCTCCTCCAATACGGGGATGGAACGCTCGATCTCGTCATCGACGAGCTGCCTGTACTGTTCACGGTCGGCACGGGCTTTCTCCTCGGCTGCCTTTTTGGCATTCGCCGCCTGGAAGGCTTCGAACTCCGCCTTCTCCTCCGCCGTCATGACGACGGTCGTCTGTCTGTTTTCGTCCATTTTCTTTTCGTTTTATGGGTTAATACTCATTCTCGTAGTCCTGCATCTCGAGGTCGTCGTCGAGGCTCATCGCCTCGCTTTGGGCGTAAGCCCAGTCGGCAAGCTGTCCGAAGAAATCGGCGGCCTCGTCCCGCCCCATCTTCAGGGAATCCTCCCTTGCCTGTTTCTTCAGCGCATCCAGCGCATGTTCCGTTTTCTTGTCCATATCGTTCAGCATTTAGGGGCATCCGGATCTATGGGGATATAGAACATGATGCCCGGTTGTCTTGGTTGTATGTTCTCTTTCTTCTGGGGCTTCAGTCCGCCGTTGCGCTGCATAGCGCGCAGTTTCACCGACAGGGCTTTCAGCTCCTCGTTCTTCAGCCGGGCGAAGGGCTTGCCGGCTATCCTCCGGTCCTGGCAGAAACCGTTGATGCGCGTCCAGTCGGTGGTGTCGATGCCCAGCTGCTGCATCAGCCGCAGGCACCGGCTACGGAGCCTCTTCTGCTCGTCCATGCGCCCGGTCAGGCGTTCCAGCGCCTCGCAGCAGGCATCGTACTCCTTCCTCGTCATCTCTCGCAGGCTCCCGGTGCGGTTGCCGGTCCACTGCATCACGATCTCCTGCTTCGTTGTCTCCTTGTCCCCCGTACAGGGGAGGCGATTGAACGAGGCGTAGAACCGTGCGAAATTCATCACTTCCTGTGTCATGGCTACCACTCCTTTTGGTTCTGGAACATCACCTCTATCCCGCAGCTGCTCGCCACGTCGAGCTCCAACTTCGCACCCTTGCTCAGCTCCCAGCCGACCAGCATATAGATGCCATCGCACTGCAGCAGTTTGGCGATATCCGCACGCATGTGCTCCATCCAGTGGGCGTCCTCCGGCAGGCCATTTTTGAACGGGTTCACCGGGTCGTATCCCTTCATGCTCAGGTACCGCTCGGCAAGGTCGAACGCTTTTCTTCGCTCCTCAATGTCGTGGTGCGCTATCGCGCCGCTGATGTAGATTCTCTTCTTCATATCTCGCTTGTTTCCGGTTTGACTTCTTGTTTGTTCTTCTCGTTATAGACCTCCACCGCCTTCTCCTCCCAGATAGTGTAATACTCGCTCACCTGCCCGGCATACCGTCCCTGGCAGTAGGCTCGGAAGCCCTGGGTGCGAACCTTGACTCCGGATATGTACTTCAGGCGGATAGCAGCCTTACCTATAGGCTTCCCCTTGTCTTCCTGACTGATAAAAACGAAGGTCTTACGCGGGAATTCGTCGATGAGCGCCTTGGTCTTGAGATATTCCCATCCTCCCTCGTCGTGCGCCACCTGGTAGCTGTCCACGATGACAAACTTTGCGCTCTTGGGCTTGTGCAGCCGCTCGCGCAACGCCTCATAGTCGCCGTCGGTGATGATGCGGAACGAGCCCTGTACCTCGCTCATCTTGAACTGCTCCAGACGACGCTGCATTGACAGACCGACGCCCTCCTCCAGACTGACATACAGCACCGGACCCATGCCGCAGAGCATCTTGGCAAACTGCATTACAAACGAGCTCTTGCCACTCGCGCTCGGGCCGGTGATGAACCAGGTGTCCCCCAGTTCCGGCTCGCCGAACACGTCCCGCCACCTGCCCTCCAGCGGCAACACCTTGTGGCGCATCCCTGCTATGTCTTTCGGACTGTATGCTCGCTTTGCCATCTCCTATTCCTCCTTTTTAAGTTCGGCAATAAGCAGGTCCGCAAATTCCACCGATGCCTTTACAATGTCCCCAATCTCGACAGTTCCTCCACGGAGAAGGATGTTTCTCGACTCCTGGTATGCGACCGGCATCATCTCTTTGGCTATCTCATACCGCCGTTGTTCCCAGTCCACCTCGTTCGCCTTTTTCATCTCACGGTGAATGCCGATAACCGCATCCATCGCCTGCATCTCTATCTTGGCCATCATACCGTCGCTCTTTTTAGTTTTTCAATCTCGGTATAAACTCGTCTCAAGCCCCCGCCAGTCTTGCGTACCAGGCTGGCGATATCGGTACCCGTTGGGGCATTCACCCGAGCGACTGCACCGGCCTGGTCCTTCAGGAACTTCTCTCGCTCCCGCCCGTCGTCGGGGGTGACCTTGCTGTAACGGTCGCCATAGCGACTCAGCATCTCAGTATAGCCCACCTTCTTGTGCTCGATGGAGCGTTCTATCTTCTCCTTCAGCCCGTCGGCACCCATCATATACCACGCACAGCACCGCTCGGTGGCGTTCCACAGGGCTTTGAGTTCAAGGAATGCTTCGTACTGCAGGTCGCCCGCCTCGTCCAATATGATGAGGGGCGTGTCGATGCTCCGCAGGTAGTACACCAGGTCGTCATAGACATCCGAGTAGCGGCCGTTGCCGCTCACACCGAACTCAGTGGCAATCTTGCGCACCAGCTTCAACTTGGTCTTCACTTGCGAGCAGTCCACGTAGATAGCGTTACGGTGCCCTTTCACATAATACCTGGCGGTAAAGGTCTTGCCGATGTTCGGAATGTCACACAGGATGGCACTCAGCCCGCTCTGCTGGCAGAACTCCAGCTGTTTGGTGATGAAGTCAAAGGTGGCGGTACGTGCCGGTTTCCATTCGATGTCTCCGCGCAGGTTCACACCCAGTCTCCGGGCAATGGTAATCCAGTTGGCCTCGCTCAGTGCCTTGTCGGTCTGCCCGTTCTTGATGGCGCTATACACCGAAGTGGCGATACCCAACGACGCGGCATGTTTGGCATCACTCGGGTAGTTCTCACGGTTCGCCGTAATGGCGGCGATGATCCGCTGTTTGTTCTCTGTGGTTATCATATCTCACTTTTACTTTAATGTCGTTCTAATATCGTTCTAAAGGGATTCCAAGGCATCCGGAGTGTGGTAACTGACCTCCCCAATGCAGTCGTCCAACACAGGCAGTTCCTCGGATTCAGATAGCGGGGTTGCCTCTTTCTGCGGGCGCATGATGCCCACCCTGGAGATGGCGTTCTTACGAACGTAACCGTCGAACTTGCCGATGCGCTTCTGCTGGTCCTCGTAGATGGCGGTATCCTTCTCGGTCTGCTCGGCATACACGCGGTTGAAGGTCTCCACACGTTCCACCTTGTCAATGTAGCGGTCGCCCTGGAACAGATACACATCCGTGGGCTTACCCTCTTCGTCGGGCAGGTAATATGCCGTCACCTTGTAGTCGTTCGGCTTGAGTTTCTCAAGCACCGAAGGGTCGCTCAGCCACCAATCCTCATAGGCGACCCTCACCGTCGAGTTGCGACGGACGGTCGTGTCCACCCGCTCGCCGATATAGCGGCTCAGAGTGAGCTTGTCCATGCGCTCGAGCGTCGGATTGATGTTGGCGACAAGCACCTGCCAGCGAGTCATGCCCGGATATTTCTTCTGGTTCGGGTGCAGGCTGTTGTTCCATTCAGCGTTGTCGGCGCGGTCTTCGGCAACAAGCTGCTCGTAGCTGTAGTATTTCTTATCCTCGTAAGTGTCGTTCTCGGCATCACTGACCTTCTTGCTCTTCATTCTCCATTTGCCCTTGCCGTAAAAGCGGCCAATGCCCTCGTGGTTCTTGTGGATGATGCTGCGCTTCTTTGCGCCGTTTAATGACTCGGCGCGTTTTTCCTGGGAGTTCAGCGGGGCGCAGAAATGGACGAAAGAGAAGGCGACACCCGTCTGCAGGAAGCCGTCCTTGTACTCGCTCATCAGGTGGTTCTCTACCTCGATGCCGGCGGGCATTCCCCAGCCGTTGCGTTCCAGCAGGCGGAACATGTCCCGAAAGCATTCCACAACGAGCAGTTGGTCCTTGCTTCGTCCGTAGGCGGCACCGATGACGCACTGGCTCAGGTCATCGTACATGTAGTAGGCGTGCACGCGCTTCTTGGTGTCGTTCAGCTTGCGGCTCAAGTCCACGTCGTCCGCCGTAATCTGGCTCAGGGCAAACTCGCCATCGTGACGGTGGACATGCGGGCGCTGCTCGTGCATGAAGGTCTCCCAGTCCTCAAGGGCGTGCGAGATCAGCACCCTGTTCTTCGGCAGGTTCAAGTAGTTGGTGATGGTACTCTCGCTTAACGCCAGCGGGTCGCCGTTCTTGTCGGTGAAGTCGTCAGGACTGAACAGCTCTCCCGTCTCCGGGTCATAAACGTCCAGCTCGCCGCACACGAAGGAGTTGTACATCTCCCAGACACTCGTGTTGAAAGGCTTATTCGGCTGAATGGCGATGGACAGGATCAACCGTTCTGTCTTGTGGTCCACCTTGCGCCGCGACTGGTTGCCGAACTTGCCGCTAATAAGGCAAGCGTAGCCGTCACGTTGGTACTCGTTTACCTTCTTCCGGAAACGGAGCATGCTCGTTGGCAACGTGTGCCCGGTCTTCATTCGGTAACCCTCCACGGCCTGCGCCATCATGCTCCAGTCGTATTTCATGCCCATCGTCTTCTGTATCGCCTTTGCGTTGTTATAAAGACGAATACAGGCGTTCAGCACGCTGGCGTTGGTCACATATTCCGCAACATGAGCGTCCGTGGCACCATCACGCCCGCACCTGGCTTTCCAGTCGGCAAAGTAGGCCGCCGCAGCCTGGTCCACCTCATAGTTCGCCTCCAGCCAGGCCAGAAGGACAGCCAAAGACGGGTCGGGATATATCTTTGTCAGCTTGTCATGGTAGGTGTCGGGGAGGCTGCTTACGACGACAAGAGCATATCCGCCCCTGCCACCGCGCCGGGCGACAGTCAGCTTCTTCCGGGCGACCAACTGGCAGTAGTTACTTTGCGTCATCACGCCATTTTCTACCAGTTCCCGGGCCGATATGCAGAGTGTCTTACCGTAATACTCCATGACGACCTCCTATCTCAATGTGGCTGCCCACTCTTGAATTGCCGGGATTTCACTCACATACAATGAATCATAGTGTCTAACCTTACGCCCTTTGAAGAACACGTCCCCGCCGCCGTTGGTCTTGTCGAATTCCAGCATCGCCCCGTTGGGAAGGTACTGGCGCATGTAGTTGTCATGGTCGTGAAAACACTCCAGTTCCGGGATGATGGTCATCACGATACCATAGTGTTCCAGGGCATCCTTGCGGATACGGTTGGCAAGGTCGCTTGTGCTCTTGTAATACAATGCCTTCCACAGCGTCATACCCGACACATGGTAGGTCTTCTTCAGGTGCTCTCTCACCTCCTTGGTGATGTGGATGTACTTTTCCATTGTCTCGCTTATTTTAGTTCATTGATAATCGGTATCAGGCTCACCCCATAACAGGTAGTCAGGCGACGGACCATATTCTTCACATAGGACTCGGGAGCGGAAAATACGATGCCGGTCTCCTCATCGTAGCTGAAACTGATGCCGTCCATGATTAGGAGCATCGCAATCTTGTGCTTCACGCTCTGTGTCTGCCACTCCCTGATTTCGTCTTCCATTTCTTTAATCATTAAATCATCAAACATTCGTCAAACTCGCCCCATTTTCGTATCTTTGGGCGCGGGTTTATATGTAAACTTGTTGCAAATATAGAGACTTCTCACGAATATCGAAAGTTTTATCGTGATTTTTTTCGATTAAAAAGTAGTTTATGCCGAAATTAGGGACAATACACGAGCGAATAAAGCATTTAGTAGACACTTACGCAGGAGGTAAGAATACCGTATTTGCCGCAAAACTTGGAGTAAGTGAAGCTAACATAAGAGGATACATAAAGAATGTACTCCCGAAAGCTGATGTCTTGGAGAAAATCGTGATTTCATACGACATCAATGCTATGTGGCTTCTAACAGGACTGGGACACGAAATACTGCCAAACTCAGAGCCAGGCAGTCCAATTTTAGCTACCAATGAAACAAGTATTGCAGCATTCTTTGGTCAATTAGAACCTTACATCCAGAGTAAAGATTCTAAAATCATACAACAAGCCGAAGAAATAGGACGACTTAAACAGCAAATAGAGCAACTTCAACGCGAAAAGGGGAAAGATGCATCGGATGCTCGGACTTCTGGAGTTGCAAATGCAGGCTGACACCATTCCGTATCATCAAAGGAGGTAAAGAGTATGACGAATAGCCCCTATATAGAGGGGTCCCCCTTATACTACGAATTTATCGGTGTAAATACCCTTCCAGACGGGGCTTTACGCCGATTTCAGTTTTTAGAACCTATGCACCGAATAGGCAGTTTCCCTCACTTTACCCTTTCACTGTCTCTTATACACATCTGACGCTGCC